TTTTTATTGTAAGTATTTGTGTTTTGTGGTATAGTGTCTGTAATGAAAACATGAACTGATTTATTTATGAAAGGAGATGATTGTTAGATGCCACACCACGTTCAAGCTAGGCTTGATGACGCTACGTTCAAAGAAGTCAAAATTGACGCCATCAACAAAGACAAATCTATTGGCGACTATGTGAAAGATGCTGTTGTTGAGCAACTTGAACGCAGTAAAAGCGAAAGCGTTGTTGAAGAAACAGTTAACCAACCTAAACTAAACTCTATTGAAGGAGAATAAATCATGGCTAAGCACGAAAAGAAATTGTACAAAGAGATCGTTGGGACTATCGTTAAGATCAAAGAAGCAGTTACCGGCAAGGAGATGTCCTTCGATTTCGCAAAGCTGCCCAAAGAGATCCAGGAAAAGCTGGGTCCCTTCGGCTTGAACCACAAGCTGGGTGATGCGGCAGCGGGCTGCTCCGGCCAGGAAGCAGTTGATTCCATCCAGAAAGTCTGGGATGGACTGGCAAGTGGCAACTGGGCTGTCCGTGCTGCGAAGGGTGAAAGTGTTTCTGTCAGCGCTATCAGCTCTGGCATCGACAAGCTGCCTGCGGCGGAAAAAGCAGCGGCTACTGCCCTGCTCATCAAATTGGGCATCATCAAAGTTCCGGCAGCTCCGGCAGCTCCTGCTGCAAAGTAGTCCAACCAAATCTGACCTCTAGCGGAGTAACGTTAATTTGTGACGTTGCTCTGTTAGAGGCAGACTTTATTGAAGGAGATCAAATGCAGACAATATGGCTTACGCAAGGATACTTTACTCTTGTAGATGATGACGACTATACTTTTCTTAGCCAATTTAATTGGCACACACTTCAAGGTAAACATGGTAAAAAGTATGCTGGAAAAGGTAGAGGCGGAAACTGCTTAAAAATGCACAGGGTTATAATGAATACGCCAGATGACATGCAAGTTGATCACAAAGATGGAGATACTTTAAATAATCAGAAATATAACCTTAGAAATTGTACTAATGCGCAAAACACGCAAAACTCCATAAAGCATAAAGTTGGTTACAAGGGTGTAAGATATCTTGGTTATAAAGGTGGGTATATGGCAAGAATTAAGCAAATATACCTTGGATGTTTTGAAACACCAGAGGAAGCAGCTATTGCATATAATAATGCTGCCATTAAATACTTTGGTGAATTTGCTAACCTTAATAAGATAGAGGAAACAGTATGACAACTAAAATACGTATATCACATTCTTTAATACGGCAGTTAATTTCATGCCCTAGAAAAACACTTTTTGAGAAAGAATTAAGATTATTTCCTGCGAATGGAAGTATAGCTATGCGATACGGATCAGCTTTTCACGTCGGGATGGAACATTATTATAAATCTGGAAAGAACGTAGCTGCAGCTATGGAAGCAGCAGCAGAATTCTGGCAAACTCCAACAGTACAAGAATTTACAGAAGATTATCGTAATCTTGAGTCCCTCCTTACATCAATAGCACTATACCATGAACAGTATCAGAATGATGTTGAAACTGTGTCAGGTGTTCCTGAAAACAAAATTACTACCACCCTATCGTTAACAGATGACGAGAAAGTTGCTTATGGCGACATTGAAGTTAAGTTTGTGGCAGTAATAGATTTGTTGCTAGAAATTGATGGTATGCAGTGGGTTGTTGACTTCAAGACTACTTCTGTTGACCTTGCTTACATGGCGTCAAGGATGCGAAAGATGCCACAGTTGATGGGTTATCAGTTTGTTGCCAAGGATAAGTTCCCAGATGTTAATGGCTGTATGGTTTATTACCATCAGCTGAAGGCTTCAAAGAGTAGAAAGACTGGCCTGTACGGAGAGATGAAAACCGACTTCATGAAGTTTCCTATGATCTTCAGTAATAAGGATTATGCTGACTGGAGAAGGTATGTCATCTGGAATGCTTTCATCTACAAATCAGCAATCAATGCAAACTATCCTCCCAATTACAATAGCTGCTATGAATTCAACTCTCATTGCGCTTATCTGCCTCTCTGTGATTATCCTAAATGGGATTTAGATAAGTTCATGGAGATGGATGGATTCGTTCAAGTACCAGATGAAAGGATTGCCAATGAAGCTAAGTGATGAGTCAGCTAACTTGGTGTTCTGGTTTGTGTTTGTTGTGCTTTGGATTGTTATCGTTATACTATTGGGGTAAGACAATGGAACTTCAAGAAGCACTTAGTAATCTGTTCAAGCATAAGAAAGAATGGATTTATTGGAGAGACAAGAAACCAACTGAGAAGCAAGTGAAGTTTATTCGTAACTGCGGTGAGAAAGTAGGAAGAAAGATGACAAGAGGGATGGCTTCGGACAAAATTACTGAGTTAATGCCAAGTTATTTACATCACCTGTATAAAATTGAAGACGAGTATGACTTCTTTGACCCTTGGTTCTATAAAGATTAGGAGTGTTTATGTTCACAACAATAACAATCATACTGACTATCCTAGCTCTGCTAGGCGTAGTTCTCAACATTAAGAAAAACATTTGGTGCTTCTATATCTGGCTGGTGACTAATGCATCTTGGGCTGTTATAGACTTTCATAAAGGTATTCCAGCTCAAGGTGTGTTATTTTCAATCTATGCGTTGCTGGCTGTGTATGGAATCTATGAATGGAAGAAGAAAGGAGATTTATAATGGAACTTAAAGCCACATTAGATGTTAAGGGAAGCGAAACAAGATCTTGTGACCACTATGTATTTGGTAAGCTTGGAAGTGCTGTAAGTGGTGGAGTATATATTCAAAAGTGTATGAATAAGCCTCCAGACGAGCTGGTTATAACTTTCAAGAAAGCAGGTGATAAAGATGCTTGAAACAGCAAGGAATGGACTGCGTAAAAGAATTGAATATACATCGGAGGAAATGCGGTGTAAGATTTGTAATAACTCTAAAAAAGATTTTAGTACAGGATGCTGGAATTGGAATAAAGCATTTATGGCAGTAGGTTATGGCTTAGTGTATAACGGAGAAAATAGTGTTGCTGCCCATAAAGCTTCTTATGAAGCGTATCACGAAAAAATTCCTAAGAACACACAAGCTCTTGTTCTGCATAAATGTAATAATAAAAGATGTGTTAATCCTGAGCATTTGTATCTTGGATCAAAGAAATCAAATATGTATGACGCTTTATCTAGTGGTGCGTTTAGTAACAGAAAAGTTTTAAGTAAAGAAGATAGAACAGAAATAAAACTATTGTATGCTAAAGGACTTTCTATGCGAGAGATTGCAAAGATATATCTAACAAATCATCCTCAGATATCGAGAGTAATTAAGGAGAACGAGTATGCCTTCAGCTAAAGATGTAACTATAAGCACTGAGTATATTAAAGTTATGAGTGTCGGAGATCCAGGCAGTGGCAAGAGTGTGCTGGCATCTACCTTTCCTACACCTGGCTTTGTCTTCGATTTCGCAAATAGTATTATCTCTTATAAAGGATTAGACTTTGATTACGAGCAATATGAGTTAAGTCCGCTTGGATGGGTTAAGTTTGAAAAGGACATATTACAGGTTATAAAAGCTATTAAAGAAGGTAAGTATGTCTCAGTTATTGTAGATGATCTTTCTGCTATGACAGCAGTATGTATGGAGCGTGCTTTGCAGCTAGACCCAAAACGCTCTCCTACTGGAGGTCCGTTATGGCAAGTACATTATTCAATGGTGAGGAATTTAATGGAGGGCAGATTAAAACAAATAGTTAATCTTAATGCAAATATACATTTTATTGCACATCTCCAAGTAATTCAAGATCAAGAGACCGGAACGATTACTGGTGTAAAGCCTATGCTAACTGGCGCTTTACCTATTATTATTCCCGGATACTTTGACGAGGTGTACTATCATATGACGAAGAGAGAAGGTGGAGATACTAGATGGCTAATACAAACCGTACCGATAGGATTTAATAAAGCCAGATCACGCTCATCAGGAAAAGAACGGTTACTACCTGATCTACTTCCGAATGATTATGCTGAAATTATGGCGTATCTTACAGGAGCTAAGAAGAAGGAGAAGAAATAAGAACATGGCCGTGTGGCGGGAAGGTAAATGCCTAAATAGGTGGCGACCGAATACGGCGGCTGACTCACTGGCAAGGTTTCTTAGACTACCACCTTGCCTTCCTGCCACGGCCAGTTTGA